TCTTTTAGCACCACATAACTTTTAAATGGTGACTGCTTTATTTCTTTATTTTCTGCCATTATTTATCTGCATTTAAACAATTTTTTAATGACTGCTTTTCGTGAATTAAAGAATCTCTACTTATTTCAAGTGACTTTATTTTTAACTCAACTTCTTTTTCAAGATATTGAATGTTATGTTCTATCAATTCAATTAAGTTTTCTTGCTCTTTTATCCAATGTTTGACACTAATCTCGTAATCAGTTTTTTTTAGCATATTATTAAAATTTTATGTTTTCATTCATGCATCGTTTTCCGTTAATTTCAATTTCTGCATCCACAACAATAGCGTTCCAAATAGTGATTAAACCCTTATTGTTATTACTTAGTGAGTAATTCGGTACTAACTCCTTTTCAATCTGTTGATTAATTATGTTAGTGATTCCGCTACGCTCTAATAATGTTACTAGATTGCTGTAAACTGGGATTAATATATTTTTAAAGTCTGTTTGATATTGCGTTTCATTGAATTGATCTACATCGTTTGAACGTGTAGCGATTACAAAACGTGCTTTTCTTGTTACTGTTTTACTAATGTAATCTTCTGTATCTTTGCCTGTAATAAGCCAAATCAAAGGATATTTAGATACATTCTCTGGTAGTAAAAGGAATTTGTTTAATACGTCAATAGTACCCCAATCATAACGAACAGGAAAACTATACGCTCCTTGTTCGTGTGGTGGTAATAATGAGATTAACTCCCTAAACTTTTCTTCAAATACTATCATATCCCAAAACTATTTTTTGACTCGTATACTTTAAAATACTCTGGTTTCCAATTCGTAAAATCTGCTTTTTTATCCATCAAATAACCGTATAAACTTTTCTCTATTGAATCACAACCGTACCAATCTGTAAAATTATCAATGATGTTAGGGTATATTAAATATTCACTTTGATACTGTTTAATGAAATTTTGGGATGCTCGAGAAATTAAGTATTTAGGCGTTTGTGTTGTTGCATTTTCGGGATTAACTTTTTTCGCTCCTGTTGCGCTTAGTCTTATATCTGTTTGAGTAACAAATTCTTGATAAATGTAATTAGCTATTAAAGAATCGCTATGACTCAATCCTAACCAAACCTTATCATTGTATTCATCACCTTTAATCAGTTTCTTATACTTTGCGTTTTCTGGTAACTCTATCGAAGTGTCCGTTAATGCTTTTATTTCGTTGTAAAGACTTAAACCAAACGCATTAAGTAAAATATCACGCTCCAACTTTTCACATAAATAATCTAATTCCGTTGCATTGCTAGGTGTAACACTTCCACTTGGATCGTTTACACTCAAAGGAATATGTAAATAATTTTGATCTTTAAAGAATGATGTATCTACTATTTGCATTTTACTTTTTTGTTACGGGTTTAATCTCTTTCTTTTTAGCCACCTTTTCAATACTGATAAGTTGGTGTGCCAAGTCCATTGCGAACTTGGCTACACTTCCCTTTTTGTATGTGGCGTAGTCTTGTAAAAACTCCACTTCAATCATTATACAGTCGCTAAAGTTGCTAATGCAGTAGTAACGTTAGTACAATGTAAGAAACCTGTTTGGTCTACTACTCTAATTAACATTGCCATTCTTTTACGTGCTTTGATTGTTTTAGCATCGCTAGTGAATTGTGCATTTACCAAGCCTTCTGTTAATACAATACCTGATTTTTCATAGATAGTTGCAAAACGTCTGTCTCCTACTACCAATTGATTGTCTGGCATATTGTTATCTTCAACAACTGCTAAACCAGCAATAGTTCCGTTAACTGTATCAAACAAATAGTTGTTATCTAAGTCTTTTGCTAAGTAATATCTATCGAAAGTATCAGAGTTCATAACTACAACATCTGGCGAGTATTTAGAACCTCTATTTTTAACGATTGCAGTACGCATTTTACGAACTAAATCTTTAATGTTTGCAGCAGCGATTCCACTAGCTACAGGCACATAGTCTGGGGCTTGTAAAAGTAATCCCGATAATTGTTCTCCTGTTCCTACACCGTTAATAATTTGAGCATCAATAAAAGTGTTTACATTCACTTCTAAAAATCTGTTTAACTCGCTGTTTGCTTGGTCTGCATCCTCTCCAAATTCCTCAGTAACTACCAAAGTATCTCCGATTTTACGGATTGGCATTGTACGCTCGATAAACTTAGCTGTTGACTCTGGGAATGTTCCACCTTCTGCAACCATAGCCGTAGCGCGTGCAATAGTATCTTCATCCCAATCGTGATATTTAATAATACCATTGTCATTCGATTTGTTTGAAATTGGCATTTTAGGTAGTACATCATATAATGCACGTGCTTTAACTCCTAATTGTCCGATTTCTGGCAATACATAAGCGCTTGTGTTTCCTGAGATACTTGCTCTGTTAGTGATCGCTTTTAATTCGATTTCACCTCTTTGACCTGCTACCAAGTTTTTAATTGCATCTTTGTTAGCATCAAATTCAGTTTTAAAAGCATCTTCTTTATCTGATGTGCCTTTAGTTTCTAAACTTGTAACTTTTAAAGCCAATTCTACAACATTGTCGTTAGCTTTTTTTAATTCTGCTTCTAGTGCTTCTTTCGCTCCTTTTACTGCTAACTCAATAGCATCTTTGTTTGCTTTAGCTTCAAATTCTCTTTGCTCAACTTTGTAAGCATCTGCCTCTGTAGCAGTCATTTTGTCAATTTCTTCTTGACTTTTGTAAGTAAATTTCATTGTGTTGTGTTTAAAATTAAATATCTCTTCTTTTGCTCGTTTGAGTGACAATTGTCGGCTCGTCTTTGTGTTCGCTCGAAGTGTCTTTCACGGCTTCGATTGATATTGTTGGAGTTGCATAGTTTGAACCTTTTACAACTGCGCTACCTTCTACTATTTTAGCTTCTGTTACTGCCCAGAAATAACCTCTTTCGTCTGCTATTTCTTTGTTAGCTATTTCATTGTAATATTTATCCCAGATCTCTTTTTCTTCTTTATCCCATTTTGAATCAGAATTAATTGCTAATGCAATCTTTGAATATCGCATACCAATTGAGTGTTCTTTAACGTAACCTTTGGCATATTGGTTAAACATAAATTCATTTCTATTTTTGCTTATTTCAGCATCAAATATTAAAGCCTCTGTCTCACCTTCTAAGTCAAACCCTAAAGACTTCCAAGACATTTTTTTAACCTTTGCATTTACATTATCTGAAATGATATTAGCGAATGACATTTTATGTTCTTGTAATAGCAATATGTTTTTTTGCTCCTTTACTGATTTAGTCCAAATACCTTTAAAATGAACGTCGCCATGTGAGTCTAATAGATTTGTAGTATTTATAACTAGAGAACCTTTTAACTTTGTTATATCGGTTTGCTCCTCAAAATCAGCTTTTATTACTTCGCCTTTTTCGTTTTCAGTACCTACATAATGAAAAGTTGAATCAGCTTGTTTAGTAATCATTTTCTTTTGTGCGATTAACAAAGATTTGTTTTCCCTTAATGAAGTGTATAATTCTTCTTTAGTGGCAAACTCTTTATCTGGGAACTCTTTTACTACAATCATTTCTTAACTATTTTGTTATCTTGTATCTCTTTTATCTTTTCAGCTTTTATTTTATCTATAAAGGCTTTCTTTTGCTCTGGCGTGAAGTCTTTTAATATCTCTTTCATAGTTATTTAGAGCTAAATATTATCAAGTGATTTATAGGGATGTGTGCTATTGTTTTTTTATCAACTATAAATCTTAAATACCCATCACCTAAATCAACGGTTTCAAATTCAGAATCTTTACTATAAGTCATTCCTTTAATTAAAATACCATCAAAATAAATCTCTATTATCTTCATAATCCTAGTGTTAATTTAAATTCATCTATTAACTTAACTTTACTCTCTATTGGGTAATCAGCTAAAGTATTAATGTATAGTTGCAGCGTTTCAATCTTAGACTTCATTACTAATTGCATAACAGGCAAATGATCGTATGACGCTTTTAAAGACTCGTTTTTATCAATCAATCCAAATGCACTAGCAAAACTATTTAGTGTGTTATCCGCATCGTTTTGTATGCTGTTTTGAATCCAATTAATAAAACCCTGAGATTGGTTTTCGTGGGTACTTGCACCCTTACTGAAATAGTTTAAAATATCTCTGTTCATATCAAAAGCAAGTAAGCACGTCAAAGCATCGTTAGAGAATTGTTCGTCTAAATACAAACGTTTCATATCACTAACTAAATGCTGCGCCTTTACGCTTATGTTAGTTATTAATAAAGATTTAGCACTAATTTTGCTTTCTATATTTTGTCTGTCTTTGTCTTGGATTTGTGCTTGGTTTCCATCTCCCTCAGAAGCTATTAAGTATTTCTGAGTCATTTTTAAATTAACATTCTTAGCTAATAGATTTTCGTCTATGTTCTCAATGGTTTTTGATAGTCCTTGTAGTCTGCTTGGTGAACTCATCAAAGAATTAACCGTTAAACCGTTTGCTAGGTCATAAGTAGGTATTAAGTCCTTTAAAGCAATATCAAAGGCTTGACCGTCTAAAGTGTATTTAATCTTTTTTTCTCCGTAGGCTTTTAATTCTTTTTGAGTGTAGATAAAAGATTTAACCTTGTGAGTTTCTTTTAAATCAATCTCACTAGGTAGTAAATTGTAAATAGCTTTTGTTTCATTTAAAGCATCGACTTTATAAGTCAAGTTCGTCCCTGTTGCTGATAAGAACCACATTTGCTGGAAAAGGAAATCTTGCTGAGATTGAAAGTAGTTAGGTTGCCTAAACAGTTGTAAAATAGGACTGTTTTCGATTGGCTTACCTGCTGAATTTAAGTGCGTGATCTTCATTTGTGAGTAAATCTTTGCTCTTAATGCTATAATAGCCAATAGAACAGGATTTGTTAATGAAGATTCTAAGTATTTTGTAGAGTTTACAAAACCGTTATTTTCTAAAAAAGAATAGGTAAACATACCCGTGCGGTCTCTCTCCACGTTGATACTTTTACCCCAAAAATTGAATAAACCCATAAAATACGATGTTTCACAACATTGTTAATAAAAGCAAATATAAGTATTATATTAATACAAACTACGTTATTAGCGTAATTTATTTTTCTAACTCAATCTAAATACTTTTGTATGCCACGAAATTACATACTTCATTGCATCTAAAATGTGATCGTCTCCGTTTTCCTCTGGTACGTCCATTTGGATACCTTGCCACAATTTCCATGAGTATTGTTCATATTCGCTTTCTATGTTAACAGATTCTTTAGTATAATGTATTTTACTCTTTTGCATCGTTTCAATACCGCTAGAGATCGAACCAGCACCCTTTTTAGCAAATATTATATTATACCCCGCATTGCGTAATTTAACGCCTTCTGACTTGTTTATTTCGTTTCCTGAGTCGCAAATAATTTCAATATGTTTCTCAATACCTAACTTCTCAAATTCATCTGCTAAACTGCCTGTCATTTCGTTCATAGGCTTGTATAGTTCCTCTTTAAAGAAATAATTTTCGTCTCCGTCATATTTCATTACTGTTAATGCGGTTTTAGCAGAAAGACCAAAATCAAGACCCCTGTACATTTGATAAGGTAATTTATAGAAATCATTATCTGTTAACGTTTTCCAGCCTTTAAAGATTCTGTTTGGTTTTTCTGCTTTTAAACCTAAAGCATAGACAGCGTGTAAATAAGCGTTTG